CCGGAATTGCTACGTAAGTTCCATCTTGAATGTTTACAGATACTTTTCCGTATTCTTCTTCAAGTTCTTTTTGGAACGTTTGTAATTGTGATTGGATGTCAGCGGTTTGGTGCAATAGCCCGTGCTTTTCTGTTTCAAGCTGGCCTAATTGCATTTGTGCTTGGTTTAAGGTTTGTACGAACCCTTGCAATTTTTTTAATTGCTCTTCTGTAATTTTTGCGTCGTTAGACATAATTTAATTTAATTTAATTGTTAATAATAATTATTCTGCAGTTGGTAACTGCTTGGTTACACTGGTGGGTGTAATTTTTTCTACAAGCTGAGCATCTAATCCTGCTTTGATTGCGTCAACGTCCATATCGCTTGCTTCAAGCCATGCTTCTACGATTATTTGCGTAAGATCTTCAAAAGCAGTAAAGTCTTCAGCATCTGGCGCTGCTATTGTTTGTGTTCCAATAGAGTTTGCTGTATACGCGTTTCCATCTGCATCATTTTGATCAGATATAGCTGTAAGACCCCAGTGTATGTTATATACCACATCGGTAAGACTATCTTGAGACGGATATGTATCTAAAGCATTTATTTGCCAAGAATATGTATTTGCCATTATTGTTTTTTATTTTATTAATTTATATATAATTGCATAATGTTATTATTACACAATAGTTTATGTTTTTATTAATCTATATTATCAGCTTCAGCAATATATGTATTATACGCAGACACAACATCATTTGTCCATGCGGTTGTAGCATATGGTTGTAGCCCCGCTGGTAAATCTGCTATTGCTTGGTTTGGTGCATAGCTTTCTCTTTCATACGATTTCGCTATTACTTGTTCGCCGTCTGTTACTTTAATTTCGTAACGTGCTTGTAGGTGTTTAAAACTTCCTACAATTTCTATTTTATTTAATGTTCTTGTTTTTGCTAAAGCCATTTTTATTTATTTAAGATGTTGTATAAGTTATGTTTATTGTAACTTCAGTTGTTTCGTCACCCGGCAAATCTGTGTAGAAGCCGTTGTCGTAGAATGTTATTGTTGTTGTGTTATCAAGTCCATAAACAAATCCACGACCTGTATTTTTATTTGAAGTATTAAACAATGTTCCTGTAGCAAAACTGGTAAAGGTTGTATTTAAAATCGTAAATGGTAAATTTGTACAATTTCTTATTTGTGTTGTGTAATCTTCCGGAACATTATCACTAATATGTATTTCAACGTGTACTAAATTACCGATTTTTGTGTACCTACCTAATTTGGAACTTATTGACGTGCTTGTGCCCGTAACTGTTAAGTTAGGCGTAAACGTACCTTCTTCATAGTCGTCTAATTTATTAGCTGTAGCAGTGCCGCCAATATAAACACCATCACTTACTTCTATAGAACCAACCACATCTAGCTTCTGAGACGGACTCGTCGTCCCAATACCGACGTTGCCCCCGGACAGTATTGTCATTTTTTGAGTTTCAGTACCCCCTGTTCCTGTAAAGAAAGCAATACCGCCATACTCACTAGCTAATTTTAGATAATCACCACCGTCGCTATGCTGAACAAAAGATCTTCTTGTGCCTGCTTGGTTAAATGATATGTAGGGATTACCGGTGGCGGAAGTTGTGCTTACCTGTAATAAGTGATCACCACCTTCAACCTCTAGCTTAGCTACTGGACTAGTCGTTCCGATTCCAACGTTGCCTGAACTATTAATTGTTACTTTTGTCGAAACAGTTTCAGAACCTATATTAGCAGTAACACCTGTTTTAATATGAAAGTTAGAGCCTTGAGCTTCAAGATGCCAAGGATATGCAGTTGCTGCATTACCACTGGGTCTATAAAAAGCTAACACAGGGTTTTGGTTTGTTGTGCCCGGTATTACAATAGCAGAATTAGACCAAGTGCTGTCGCTTCTAACGTCAAGTTTACCAGCTGGAGTTGTAACTGTACCAGCTCCATTCGTGGCGGCAGTAGGTAATATTAATTTACTAGCTTCTATTATTCCGTTAACATCGAGTTTATTTGAGGGACTTGTCGTTCCGATTCCAACGTTGCCTCCGCCTAAAACTGTAAACCTTGTTGCTGCGTCATTGTCCCACGCCGTGGTTACATCTGAGGCAAAACCTTTTGCTGCAACTTGAAAAATAGGGTTGTTATTGGCGTTATATCCATAACAAACCATTTTTTGATAGTTAGAGTCAGTTGTTAAAGAAAATCCTGTATGACTTCTATAAAAAGCAGGAGTTAACGATCCTGTATTTACAGTTTTATTAAAAAGTAATCTTTCTGAAAATTCAGATGTACCATTAACATGAAGTTTAGCCCCAGGGCTAGTCGTTCCAATCCCGACATTGCCGCCGTAAGATTGTAACGATAAATTACCAGAATTTCCACCGCCAACATTTGTTTGTATTTGATATTGCCCACTGCCATATCTTCTAATATACATTCCGTCTGCTGTGCCATTAACAATTGAAACAGGTGATGCCTGAGCATTAATTGTCATTTTTGCAGTACCGCCTACAGTTGATGGAGTCGTTACCCCTATCCCAACGTTGCCAGATGAGTCAATTACAAATCTATCATTAGACCCTAAAAGACTAGAGCCTGAAATTTTAAATTTATCACTATCGCTATTGTCTACACCTAACGTGAATTTACTAGTATTATTTAGTTGAAAATTAATCTGGGAGTCACCGGTGCCGGTATTGTTTAAATTAAGCCTTGCTTGCGTACCGCTATCAGTTACTTGAATCTGGCCAGCGACTGTTAATTTTTCATTTGGACTTTCAGTCCCGATCCCTACGTTGCCCGTGTTTGTTATAGTCATTTTAGTGGTCATAGATCCACTATTACTAGTACCAAAATTAAGATTATGATTATTATCAGCGCCGTTTCTTATTGTGCCTATGGTACCAGCGGCATAACCATCATAACCATTCCCACCCATTCTGAAAGTAATCTTAGGACCAAACCCGTTTGCTGCAGTGCCGCTAGTCATCATACCAACATCTACTACTGAATATTGAGCGTTAGTAAAACTACTATTATAATAAAATTTAGCAGCGCCGTCTGTCCCTATAACTTGCAGTTTTCTACTAGGATTCGTGGTTCCAATTCCGACGTTTGAAGATCCGTTTACTTGCTTGATTAAAAATTTAGTTCGACCATAACCAGAAGTTATTTCAAATAAGCTATGTCCGTTTGGTGCTTCGTAGTTTTGGTTTTGATGTCTACAATCAAAAGTTACAATACCTCTAGAAGAAGCGCTGGCGTTGTTTTGACTTACAGTGTAATAAACACCACCACCAACACTAGTATTAGAATCAAATTTATATCCAACGCAATTTAAATTGGGGTCCATTGATATATTCATTCTATACGCGGTGGGGCTTGCCCCGGTAGAAAAAGTACTACCACTTACGTTTTCACTAAACGCATTAAAAAAGTTATAATTATTTGTCGAAGTTGGCGGTGGGAAATAGCCAACAATCCCACCAGCGTTAGAAAAAGCATAGTTAGCTTCTACTGAATCGTTAAAATTTAATATACCAGTTGTATTAGAGCTAGAAGCGGTAATATCATCTGCTCTACCCAACCTTAATGTTCTATCGCTAATTACAATATTAGCAAAACGACCCGCGCCATAATCTCCAAGAACCAAATTTGTATTACTATCAACAATAGTATCATTTGTAAGGTTATTGCTATTACCTATTACGGCAGCGTTAGTTGCGTTAGTAAGTGTATTACCGGTGCCTATAACAGCTCTGCCTGCAACATCAAGTTTTGAACTAGGACTAGCCGTTCCTATACCAATCTTTCCATCTACTATTAAGTCTGTGGAAGAACCATCGAAAATACCATCTGAAAGAAACTTCGGCATATTTTATTTTATTTTAATTATGAATATGTTGGAGTAATTGTTCCTATTCCAGTGCCCGCATCAATAATGACAACTCTAATATCATTTGTAGGTGTAGATGAAAACTGTACTCTAACATGATTAGGACTTCTAGTGGAACCATCACTTGTGTATTCTATATCTGCAAAAACCACTTCGCCTGTTGTATCATCGTATAACTGAACTATTAAATAATGCGAATTAATGCCATGCGCTATTAGAGCGGTTGTATTACTGCCCATTGAACTAACGTCAATAAGCGCAGTTTTAGTAGTTAAAAGATTATCTGTTAGCGCCACTGTGCCTGTTGCATCTGGTAGCGTTACAGTTCTATCTGCCGTAAGTGTTCCGGCTAATAATGTAAGTTCGTTTGCATCCGCCGCATTACCTTCGAATATAACGCCATTAGATGTAGATACAGTTTCAACATTATTAGTTGTTGTTGTACCTGTTACAACTAAATTGCCGGGTATTGCTATAGTTGTTGTTCCAGCTCCAATAGTAAGCGTGTTTGCACCAACACCATCAAAAATAGTTTTATTGCCAGCTGTAAGATCAATATCAGTAAGGCCCGTAAGTGTTGTATCTGTACCACCTAATGCAATTGTAGAATCACCAATTGTAATACTTGAATTTGCTAGAGAAGCGTTTGACACATTCGAAAGTCCTAATGTAATAGTGCCAGATGATGTTATAGGTGATCCAGAGTCAACATCAATACCGTCTGTTCCTGTAATTGCTACAGAAGTTACCGTACCGCCTGTACTTGCAACAAGAGAGACCCAAGCGCTGCCATTATAATATCTTACTTCATTAGCAGTGCTATTATAATATATTTGACCAGCCTCAGTCGCGGGCACATTGCTGGTTACATGCAGCTTTGCATTTTGCAACTGGTTGTTGTCTAGGTTAATATTATTAAGAAATGGTATTGCCATAATTAGTTCATATATGCTTTACCAGATTCTGCCCCGGTAAATGTTATTGTTAAGTTATTTGCGTCTGTATATGTTACATCTCCATACCCCTTTTGCCCCGTTGAAAGAACAACTGTTACCGAAGGGAATTTATTCAATGCGTGATTAATGTTCCAAGTTGCGCTTGCCGAGCCTTGGTTATGTGCGTAATTTTTATCAGAGCCTGTTGGGAACAAGCCAAGGCCATAGTATTTATCTTCTATAAAACTACCGTTATTTACCGTATTTGTAAGCGTTATTGTTTTAAAGTTTGTTTCGCTATGGTCTGAAACGTTTGTAATATCAAAAATACCAAAATTTGAAAAGTCGTCAAGCCTTACTAATATTACTTTTTGGCCGCTAAATCTATCAATAAGATTACCTATATCATTACCGTCAAAATCTAGCTTGCTAACTACAACGGTTGTTACATTATTAAATGTAGTATTATTTCCGCCAAGGCCATTAAAACTTATTGTTTGGGTAGTTCTATTAGAGGTTACAAACTTAAAATTTATTTGCCCCGCGATGCCTATAGCATTGGTATTGCTAAAAAAGCCCGCAATATCTTCTAGCTTAAAGTTTTTAGTTATTGACCCAGATGAATCAGTACCTATTACCTTGTCGTTTTTAGTTACAACAGTATCTCTTTGGTAGGTACTTATTCTGGCCATTATTTATTTTTAAATATATTTGTTGCTTTTTCAGTTGTTCTACCACCAAAGTAAGCTAGCACAACTGCCATCATTACTTTTTCAAATGTATCATTCCATGTAACACCAATACTAAAGGGTATTGAATCTACACTATCAAGAATACCCGCAAAGCTAAATACAACAATACACCACACTAAAACTAGTGGGCGTACGTTTTTTGAAAGCCAAGAATCTGATGCGGCATCCGCCTTCCAGCGGGTGCTTATAGCTTCTATTTCTTTATTCTGCTGATCAAATATTAATTGTTGTAATTTAATTTTATCTTCTAAGGAAATATCGGCTTTTGTAATCTCTGCTATTGCATCTTTTGGCGAAGTTACACCAGATAATACATTTCCTAAAGCAGGATTTATAACAGAAGCAGCACCTAGTAAAAGTTTACCAACGGTGCTGTCTTTAAATTTTTTCTTTGGCATTATCCTTTAAGACCTGGGAGCAAAGGTTTTTTACCAGATGCTTTTTCAACGTTATCTTTATCTTTTTGTTTAAATGTGCTAGGGCAAACCTTACTATGACTACCCATTTGCATCGCATATCCTTTTGTATTATCTTGTGGCATAATTTCTATTTTTTATTTTTTTTTCTAAATTGCATAACTTTCATTGGGAACGCAGCTTGATTTGGATCAAACTCAGTAGAGGTTGCTGGGTTTTTACCAGCGGCTCTCTGTGCTTGACCTTGAGCAGATATTCTTTCCATTGCTGCTGATCTTTGTTCTGCGGCTTTTTGTTTTATTTTTCTTTTAGCTTCTTTGAAAACTTGCTTTTTGCTTTTTGTAACTTTTTTACCGCTTAAGTCAGGGCCCAAACCGCCAAATTCCATAGTTTCGTCCTTAATACCGCCAGCACGTTTTTTAGCTCTTAAAGCTTTTAATTTTGCTCGTTTTTGTTTTCTGGCTTCTACAATAGCCTTTCTTTGAGCCTGGCGTGTATCGTATGAAGTGAATGTATCAACCATACCTGGCTTGCTGTCACCTTTTTTCTTATAAGTAAATTTTTCTAAGTTTGCTCCTGGAAGATCAGGTTTAACTACTGCATCAAAATTCCGATCAAAAGCAGGTTGATTAGAGTCAGCTTCAAACGTGTCAGTATCAACAGATTCTAAATAATGTGTTTCCGTAGCCGGTCCTTTTTTTGTTGTAAACATTTTGCCACTGCCTTTTGGAAATTCAAATACACTAAGCCCAGCTTTATCTGCCTCTCCAAAAGCCGCTTGAAATTCTGGGCTACCCATATATCTCGGCACCTCAAATTCGTCTTGACGAATAGAATCTACAGTGACACCATCCGGGTCATGAGTATTATACATCGTGGACATTGCCATAACCTTTTGATCCTTTGCTTTGAATGTGCCCGGTGTATTTCGCGTTCTGCTAGGGTCATTCATTTGCATTCTAAAAACGTTATCAGCTACGCTATTCGCTTCTGCTATTTTTATTTCTTTTTTTGTTGCCATAATTATTTATTTATATCTGCGGGGAAATAGTTTGTTCATAGCCTCGCGCCTTCCCTCACAGCCGCATGGTATATTTAATCCTTTTGAAACTCTATCCACAACTGATTTAATTCCTGTAGCTGTAGTAAATTTATGTATGTCGTCGCCTAGTCCTCTTGATTTCATTTTTTTCTTTTCTTTCTTTTTTTAAGCGCTTTAAAATCTGCGCCTGTAATTTTGTTAAAAGGCTTTGCGGCTCTTGCAATCTTTTTTTGTGCTGGGCTTAATTTTTTCATAATATTATTTTAACAGTTCCATTTTCTACGCGCAGCTTTGCCTCTTTCAGATGTCCAGCTTTTTGAACGCGCGCAAAATGCTTTTCTACGCTTATAAGCTTTGCTGCCTTTTTTAAGTTTAGACGGCGGCGTAGTTACTGCAGTTTTTAACTTACTGCCGGGATTATCTCTTCTATATTTAGCTACGCCTTTAGCGGTCATTCCACCGCCTGCTTTTTTACCGCGTCCTTTACCTTTTTTTACCTCAGCGTAATATCCTTTAGATTTTTTACGCGAGGGCGCATTTTTACGTGGCATACGTTTTTGTTTTTTTGTAAATAACACTTTCCCACGGCAAATTATGTGCCCCTGGTTTAATGCTATTACGTGATATTACTTGTGTTTTAGAAGTTGGTGTTGGTTTCCAATAAATGTTTTTATTATCATAACGAGCAGAGCCATTGCGAAACTGTTTAATATGTTCCATTTCGTGCTCAACCGCATCCTTCTTTTGTTTTTTAGTAAGATTCTTATTTATATATATAGTTTTATCCATATTAGCAACGGCCCAAATTGATTTAGGTAATTTGCTAACTTCAAAAACTGGGACTGTGGCCGTAGATAAATCTCCGTTTATGCCTAACAGTTTTGGAATAGAGCTTTTCATTTTATAAGCCATTATCGTTCTGAATCTTTTATCATATCGTCTATAGCTTTATTATAGACTTTATCTGTGTATGTTTTGTTTTTGTAAAATACGCTGCGCTCTGACGTCGGTAAGTCTTCTTCGCCAAGCATTATTCTATACATTCTGCTAATTAAGCGTTTGCATTTCTGCGAGGTCTGAAATATAGAATATTTAATTGTAGTGCGATTACGGTGGCGCCAAACCTCTATCCACCCATCTCTGCGAAGGCGTTCCCACCTATCTTTATCCCAAGAATAAGTATACTGGCCATCTATGAAATCATTACGTGTAAATCGATTTTTGCAATCAAGATATATAAGTAATTCAAGATCAGCATCTTTTAATGAATAAGTTTTACAGGCCCACTTGCGAATGAGCCTGTAATACTTAAGTAAATTCATTTCTCTTATATCAGATGCCTCTATTCTCATTCTACGAGAACAATATCGCCAAGCTTTAGCACATGATACAACTGATCTTTCCATTGTATGCCATGCCCGTTATGCTTGTCGTAATATACAACGTCCCCCTCTTTTAGCATTGTTACTTGATCCCCCGCAGATATTATTTCGCCCTTTAGGTACCTAACGTCGCTATTTTGCGTTTCTGTTAGTTCAAGCCCCGCAACTTTCTTAGGCGCTTCTTTTATTTTCTTTATAACTATAAAATAATTAATCGCCTGCATTGGTCCTCATATTTGAAATTACACAATCAGCAGAGAATATAGTTGCCGCAACCGATACCGCGTTCTTAAGTGCAGTCTTTGTTACAAGCACAGGATCTATAATACCCGCTTTAACCATATTAATCACTTTCCCAGTTGTTACATCAACACCCCGCCCTACAGCCCCGGTGGGGGTTTCAGAATCTATCCCTGCGTTTTCAAGAATTATTTTAAAAGGCGACTGAATAGCAGTTAGCAAAATTTCTTCTCCCAGCCCGGAGGGCTTAATTTTTTTTGAAGCGTTCAGTAACGCCACTCCGCCGCCGGGTACAATTCCTTCTTGCAAAGCCGCTTTGACTGCATATATTGCATCTTCTACTCTGTCTTTTTTCTCTTTCATCTCAACTTTGGAATCCGCGCCGATTTTTACGATACCGACTGCTCCGTTTAGCATGGCTAACCGTTGCTCTAGTCGTTTCTTAAAATACGGGTTCTCCTCTTCTTGTATCTTAGCAGTTATACTATCTATTCTATCGTTAAAGTTAACGCCTAAATCTATTGTCTGAAGTATTGTATTCTTCTCGTCTGTAATAGCTTTAACAGCCTCGCCTAATACTGAAGGATCAATAAGGTCTAAATCATCACCCAGCTCTTCACTCATTACTTTAGCACCTGTTAAAAACGCAAGGTCTTCTACAGTATCTTGCTTGGTGGGCCCAAATCCAGGTACATCTATAATGTTTACCTTAATATTGCCCTTAACCTTGTTTGCAATAAGCGCAGCAGTTGGTTGCTGCTCTACAGATGCTACAATTAATAAACTACGCTTTTCCTTTATAACGTGTTCTAAGACACTTTGTATCTTTCTAATGTTTGCTATAGGCGATGTTACAATAAGCACATAAGGGTTGTCTAAAACAGCCGTGCCTTTGTCTTTATCAGTTATAAGGTGCTGTGACTTTAATCCTGACTCTAACTGTGTTCCTTCTACAAAATCAACATAGGTTTCATTTGTATCAGACTCCTCCATTAATACAACACCATCTTTTCCAACGCGGTTGAATGCATTGGCAATAAAGCTACCGAGTGCAATATCGTTGTTACAACTGATGCTCGCAACATCCTTTAGCATTTCGCCTTCAACAGGTATACTTATCTTATCTAAATAAGCATTAACCTTATCTAAGCCGTTTAACATGCCTTTTTTAATGTCTCTGGCACTATTATTGTGCTTGTGAGTATTTGCTAGGTTAAGCAGCGAGTGAGCAAGGACGGTTGCCGTAGTAGTACCGTCACCTGCTTCTCTCACTGTGTTCTTAGCTGCTTCTTTAATAAGTGTTGCGCCTATGTTTTCAACCGGATCATATAAGACTACGCTTTCCGCAACGGTTACACCATCTTTTGTTATGACCGGTTTTCCAAGGGCATCCTCGTATATAACGCACTTGCCTGAAGCACCTAATGTTGATTTTACTGCTGAGGTAAGCTTTTCTACCCCAACCATTACTTTGTCTCTGGCTTCTTCGCCAAATGCCAAATCTTTTACAATCTGGCTAGGTTGATTATATTCCATTTAATTAAATTGTAATTGATTACTATTTGTCGAATGTTTTTACAACAACAGGACCGTTAGCAAACGATAAACGCTTCTTATAGTGTTCAATCGATGCATCAATAGCGGCTTCTGCCCCTTGCTCTGTTTCCCGGCGTGTGGTATCAACCCACCTACCTTCTTTGTTGTATTCAGCCTGGTAATACCCATTCGGTAGCTGAACTATGCGCCAGTTAGACTTGTCGGAGATATGCTCCCAAAGTTGTCTGGTTTCTTCGGATACACTTCCATCGCTTTGCGACGTCTGTGTTTGGTAATAAAAATATGTCATTTGGTTTTGGTTTGTAGAGGCAGTTTATCCTTCTCGTTTGGTTCCACGCCCGTGATTGCCTCTGTTCTTTCTCACAGACACGAAACGCTTGGTATTATGGTCATAGTCTTTACCATCAATCTTCTTGCCCGCTTTCACAGCAGCTCTTCGCAATCTCTGATTCTCTGCACGCATACGCTTTCTTCTAGCGCTATTTGCATACTTTAAATCTCGAACCGCCTTGCGTCTTCGGGCTTCAGCTGATAGTTTTTGTTTTGCCATACATATTATATTACAAGTAGTTACATTTTTTTACCAGTGACACTAGCCTGCTATTATTTATATTAATATGCTTTTGTCGCATTAGATGTATAGAGGTAACGGGTTATATACATATTTTTTACAATATATAACAATATAAAAGCCATTTTTTTTTCACCAGCCCCCATGCCAGGTTTACGATCCGGGATCGGGTTCTTGGGTTTGCAGGAATCCCGTGGTATATTCCAGGGATTTGCACGTACTATTCCGGGGATTGCACGGCGTAGCAGCGGAGCGCAGCGAAGCGTGTATAGCACGCACACCAAACACGACTGCACTATGATAATATATATGAATTTAAAAATTAAAATTATGAATTACGAATCACCAAACCGCGAATGGCTAATAGCCGAGATAGAGTCCGAACTAGGCTTCCCGATCGACCTGGGCGCCTGGTCAACCAGCGAGCTCGAGGACATGTATAACAACCTGGTCGGGTCAATGTATAACGGAATAAACTGGAACCTATGTTAGTACGAATCGACAAAAAGAACTGGCTGGGTAACTACAGCAGCCGCGTGCAACTCTTCCAGAGTCAGGCACACCTGGACAACTACCTCCGCTTCATGTCGAAGCACGAGCTTGAGAGCAAGATCATTGGTCACAAGATCTTACAATCCTAACACGAAGTTAAGTAGATAATATAAATGTAAAATAATTAAATTAAATATCATGAGTAAAAATAAAGTAAACACGTTAATCAGTAAAAGATTCATCATCCGCAAGTCCTTAATCGGTAAGGGCGTAATCGTAAGCTTCACAGACTACGATGGCAAAGTTCACAAGTACAACCACGATAAGGTGTACGAGTACCACAAAGAGCGCTTCGATAACATGAACTGCTTCAAGAAGTACAAGTATTACAGCCAGACGTTCGCGCTACCTAAGTTCGTACGTGAGATGGATAAAGCAGACGTAATCTAATGCGTCGCTTCAGCCACAAGCAGATAATCACTGGTGCAGTCATCGGTGCTTATCTGGCCCTGGCGGGTTCAGGGATCGTATGGGCTATCGTAGCCCTGGTATCAGGTGAATTTACGGATGCAACATTCGGGATCGCGGGGTAACCATACAGGGGCCCCGCCCCGTGTATAGCAAATTTACAAACCTAACACGACCTTACTTAGATAATATAAGTGAATATAAAAATAAACAAAATGCATCTATCTAACTTACAAAAAACAATTATACTAGTAGCGCTTGAAAACTTCAACTACACTGAAAAACGTCCTGAAGTAAAGTCTGACGTACAAGAACTAATAGAAATGTTTACTAAAAATTCAATCTAATACACAAACCTCCACCGGAGGTGTATAGCAACGCGTATAGCATCACCGCACCGCCGTGTTCTCTTTGTAATTACTTTTACAAACTAAATACGAAGAATAGAAGATAATATAAGTGAATTTAAAATCTAATAATATGAAAACAAAAGTAAACACACTAGTAAGTAAAAGATTTATCATTAGAAAAACACTAATCGGTAAAGGAGTAATAGTAACATTCACCGACTATGACGGTAAAGTACACAAGTATTCACATGACAAAGTATATGAGTTATGTAAAGAAAGGTTTGACAATATGAAATGCTTTCAAAAATATC